TAAGTGATAACATTCTGCATACTTCTGCCTTGCTTTGCCTTTGTACTCTTGTTTAAATAATTCGTACATCTTTTTTGTGTATTGGTATTTAGTGTCGCATTCAGCTAAGTATTTTTCTGCAAACTTTTTACCCTTACCTTTAAAATAGTTCACGTTGTCGGCTGTATCTCCAATTATCATTTGCTCGTAAAAGTTATATAAAGCCTCATCCTCGCTTATATCTAAAACTTCTTTGTGTTTATAGTGGTAGTTATACATCAGGCAAGGGAACTGCTTATAGTCCTTGTCAATGCTTACTATCATAACATTATTACGCCCTAGTTCGTTTGATAGCTCATACCAATATCTAGCAACCATATCATCTGTTTCTATACCATAACCCCAAACGCTGTCGTATTGGTCTTTGACGTATTGGTGCATTTCATTTAATAAAGGCGGTAATTCTTGCTTTTTTCTGTTGGCTTTGTAGTCGCTTGTAATTAGCTTTCTGAAATTACCTTTACTTCCACTAAACGTTATCACACGTTCTACTGGATACATATCTTCCAGCTTGTTTACTATGCTCATAAATTGCTCATCAAACTTAGCCTGTGCTTCTTCTATTTCTCGATAGTATTTGTCATCTTCTGGGTTCTCTCGTTTCTTATAACAAGAAGCGAAGATCAAGCTATCTGCATCTACTAAAAGTATCATTCTATATCTAAATTAAAGCATTCAACTGAGCAATAGTAGTCTCCGTTTGTTTCTTCTTTACAACAGGCGCATTCTGTTTTTGCATCTGGTTCATCAATGTAACTATCTAACCAATTCATAATTCTTGTGTATTAATTTGTTCTTTTAATGTTTCTATTTCTTTTTGAAGCGTTTGAATTGCTTCGTTCTTACCTTGTCTAATTAAACCGATGCGTTTTGTTAGTACGCTATTTTCTATATTTAATTGATTAACGTATTGACCAATCTCATTAAGACCTTTTATATAATTCTTTAAATCTTTATTTGCAGGCTTGGACTTTGACCATTCCATTGTTTTATCGGCTATCCAATTAAACCAAAGATTATAAGATTGTTTTTGAAGTAACGTCATTATCTTGCTCCGTATATGTAACCCGATACAAAAGCTACAAAAATTAAAAATCCAATTAAAATATTAAAATTTCGTTTTTTGTTTTCTTCTATTAAAGCGTTTAAATCCTCTAATTCTTTAGGTGTATATACTTCAATACGGTTTCCTTTTGTTTTGATGTGTAATCCTGTTTTTGTAGTTTTCATAGTGTTTGTTTTAATTGTTATTGTTGATACAAATATACAACTTTATTTTAGTTATAAACAAATAATTAACTATTTTTTTTATTTAATCTAAAATACCACTTTAACACTTTTAATAATCTCTTCACACAATTGTTGAGGTATTTTTGACCTATTATAAGAATCTTTTTTACCTTGAGTTCCTGTTCTTGCCCCACGTCTTGCACTTTCGTGATGACAATGTTTGTCTATTATTTCTCCAGTTTCTTTATTGTATTTAAAGTTTTTACACATTGGTCTTGGTTTCCACATTTTAGAATTTGTCCAAATATCAGTAGGTTTTGCTCTATCATCTCCATATTTACAATACCACACAGTATGTCTTTCGAATTCTTTCATCCAATGCATATGTCTTAACATACCCCTTGGGTTCTCAATAAAAAATACTAAGTTCGGATTAACTAATAACCATTCTTTAATTAATCCAATCCAATGTTGGTTTACTGTATCGCATTTAATGGCGTACTCACTTTTAGGTTCTTTAGTATTGGTTCGGTGTGTACTACAAGCAGCAATACTGTAGGTTGTACAATCAGGGCTTGACCAAATTACATCAGGAACAAAAGGGACATCACTTTTCTTTAGTTCCCCTATATCAATACTTAAATCAATTTTATCATATTCTGTCCAATCAACACTAAAAACCTCTAACCCTTGTTTTTCGGCCTCTTTTCCCACACTTCTTGACCCAGCAAATAATTCTAATAATTTCATAATGTTTTGTTTTGTTTGTTATTGTTGGTACAAATATACAACTAAATAAACTTTATAAACAAATTATTAACTATTTTTTTTATTTATTTTTTCTTTTATATCAAAATAACTATCCCAAACCCCTGTTTTATTTTCTTCATTTAGGTTAATTATTGCAGCGTCTTTTTCTTCTAACAGATAACAAGGCTTTAAAACTTTCTTTTTTGTCCATAGCGTTGTATCTGGACAATAAATATCTTTAGTCTTTAATTCTTTTAAATTATTGAGCCAAAACATATAATTTCCTTTCGGGTCATTCACTAAGTAAAGAGCAACTTTCCCAGTTTCAATCAATTTGTCGTGCTTAAATTTTTCTAATATTTTGGTGTCGTAATAAGTTTTTCTAAATTTCATTTCAATAACACATTCCTGACCTTTTGGCGTTGTGCCTGTGGCGTCCCAAGATTGACTCCCTTTGCCCGTATGAGTTAAGTTCCATCCATCAAGATTTAAAAGTGTTACAACCGCCTTCTCCCAATTATGTATTTTTTCTATCATTAAATTTTGTTATATATGTTATCAATATCTTTAATCCACATCACCAAAGTCTTTGGTTTGCAGCTGCAAGGTTCGTGATAGTGATGATTTAAGTACCGAGCGTGAAGCTGGCATAAAAGCCTGTACTGTTCTTTAGTTAATTTGCTTGTGACGTTTGCTTTAAAGTCAATCCAAGCGTCTTGATCTTCTATTCTCATAAATCTAAATCTATATCATTCCACGCCTTCCTGCGCTCTTTACACCCACAGTCTTTTCCTGTTAATAAACTCCATTTTTCTACCAGCCAATGAATACCGGTATAATAAGTGAAGTTGTAAAATAAGTCTCCTAGTCTCATAAATTTTCTCTTTTAATATAAAATGCATTTGTGTATTTCATAAGTTTACAATCCCATTGACTTACATTGCTATAATCAACAAAATAAAACTCAGCATTATTTTTATCTATAATATAAACAAACCAATATAAATCTATTTTATTTAATCCTTTTTTATGTGCTTCTTCATTTACAAGTAAGTGAGAATATTTAGTATATTTATTGGTTTTAACATCTATTCTTTTACCTTTTAATATAAAATCAGCGTTCTTGCTTGATTTAAAATCTAATAGATTTGCTAAATTAAAATCTATATTTTTTTGACTTAAATATTCTATTGCTATCAACTCCCCTAAAACACCTAAAACATCAACCTGTTTATTTTTAACACCCCTATCAAACCTTTTATTAATTTTATTATTTTCCTTATTCATTACGCTTCTAGCATATCCAATTTGCTCAGCAATTAACCAGAACGAACTAGGGAATTTAAATTTAATCATAACTTATTTTTTATATGTTTCTTTGCGTTTACGTATGTATTGTATAGTGAGTAATAACTGATCTTTGTGTTCCTGCTTAGTTCTGCAACGCTTACACCCTTAGCAACTATTTCAAATATCTTTTTATCATACCAATACATATCGCTTAATATATTGTCTATATGGTCACGCTGCTTTGCCCATTCAACTTCATCAATACCGCTTTCTTGTATTTCTTTAAGTTCGTTTATATCTTCTAAATAAACTTTCTTTTGTCTTAAACTAGCTTTGTATAAATTCGTATAAATTCCCCTTAAAACTTTGTAACAATAATAATGATTTATTTCATATTTGTAATAAAGATCTAATCCTTTTTTTACATCAGCATCTAGTTGTATATACATTTCCATTACAACATCCTCACTCATTGAAGGGTTGCAACCGAAACTCTTTACAATATTGTTCCAGTCGTTATGTTTTTTGTACGCTAATTCTAAAAGTGAAATCATTTATTTATTTAATTAAAAAGGTGCTTTTATTTGTTCGCTTGATTCTTGTTTTGGTTTGTTAGGTGTTAATGTTCTTGGTACAAAGTATTCTAAAGGATCGTATATCTCACCAACTACAAAAGGTAATCCAAACTCGTTGATGCTAAAGCTAAACGTTTCAAAAGCGTAACCCCTAGAACGTTTGCAGCTTACCGTAATCCATTCTTTATTGACTGTATTTATTTCAAGTTGTATTTGGTTTTCTGTCTTTTTCTCTAAGAAGCTGCCTAAATGTCCTGTCGGCTTGTCGCTTCCATAATTACTATGAATGACAGTCACTATATGACAATCATATTTTGCAGATAGTTGCATTATTTTTTGAACACATAGATTTGATTCTTCAAGATTATTGACGTCACTAACTAGATCAGCAATTCCATCAATTACAACCATACCGTTTTTACCTTTGTTTTGTTCTAAACAGTGTTCTATAAATTGTAAACGTTCCTTGTACCCTATTGTTCTAAGTGCGTATGTATGATAGCAACCCACCTCCTTTGTGTTACTCATATCTTGAACACGCTTAAAAACTCGTTGAGCGTGCCAATGTCCTTGTTCTGTATCAAAGTGCATTAAACACCGCCCTTCACGATGACCTTTAATTTTACCGCCAAAGTTATTTCCACCACTTAAATAAACCGATGCTAATAAACTAACAAAGAATGTCTTTTTTGATTTTGGGGGGGCTTGTACGAAACTGAAATTTCCATAAGTTCCGATTGGTATCGGCATTGTAATATCACCGCCTTTCGCTTGTATTGTTTTCTCTCCTAAACTTATAGCCGTTGGAGGGTAATCTAAAACCACCGATGTATCAATAGCACATTCTTCTGCTATCAACTCCATCAACATATTATGCGTCGTTTGTTCTTCTGTTATTTTCTCCATTATTTTTGTATTGTTAATGTAAGGTAATAAAAAAGGCGGTTATTACACCGCCCTAGTTAGTTAAAATGGCAAGTCGCTTGTTTCAGCTTCTTGAACCACTTCTTTGGTTTCTTCTCGTTCAGCCTTTACGATGTTTCCATCAGTCCAAACTACTTTACCGTTGGCTAAAAAAGTCTTTTGTTTCTTAGCCTCTCGTTCTTCTTGTGTTTGACTAACATAGACGCCAACGTTGTTACCGTAACGAGTTTCATCGTTTACGCTCATAGTTAAATTGCAATAAACCGCACCATCACGACCTGATACAAAATTCTGTTTTGGAAGTTTATCCACTCTAATTGAAAAATTGATTAATGCACTCATAATTTACTTGTTTTTTAATTGTTATTATTTATTATTATTTTTATAACTTTCCTTTCATCTTCTCCAAAAACCCCTTGTTCGTAAAAACCTGTTAATTTAAGCACTGCTCTGCTCATAGCTCGTTTCTCTGCCATCTCAGCAACATACCAACTATTTGTTGAACCGTCTTTATAGTTTTCGCCTTTAAAAGCACTACCAAAGGTTTCAATTGTAGCAGATCCTTTATGTGCTATGGCTTTAAATACTGAAAAATTTGGT